CCATCAATGAAGTTAAGCGCCTGCCCGCCGATTTGCTGATACGTGATGTACGGGCGCGCGGCGTTGTCGGGCGCCACATCGGGGTAAACCCGGTCTGCTACCAGGGCGCGCAAGGCGTCAAAAATGGCCGCTTCAACGGTCATGTTTCGCCCCCTGATTCAGTCTCTTTGTGCAGGCGCTGCGCCATCTGTTTTTTCCCCGCCTCGATGGCTTCGTTGATGTGGTCGAACGCGGGCGCAATGAAGGGGTAGGCGGGCGCGCGTGACGTGCCGTATTCAAGAAAATGCCCATGCTTCGCAACCGTTGGATTCCACGTCACCCAATAGGTTTTGCGCTTGTCGCTTGAACGCTGCTCGACAAAGCGCCGACGAATGGCCGATTCAAGCTTGCCGGTCTTGCGATGCATCGCGGCATTCTGTTCAGCGTGCGCGTACAGGACGCGCGCCATTGCGGCGGCGCCCGACATGCACACCTTGTCGCTTACTTCGGCTTCAAGGCGTTTAAGCGCACCATCAAGATTGCCTTTCAGGCGGCTAGACACTTTCAGCATTTGCCACCCCGCGAACACACATGAGTTGCAGCCAATCGCGCTTGCCGCTTGGGTTCAGCACGTCTTGAATCACGAAGACATCAGCGCCGCGAACGACGCGCATGGACGGCACGATGTCATCGCGCCAGCGGATCGTTATTAGCGTCGTGACTTGGTTTTGCACCGCCTGCGCCGCGATCAGTTCGCGGCCCGACAGGTCACGCACGTTCGCACGCAGCGTGACGAAGGAACCCCACGACGGCACGGTATCCCCGATGTCGTCTTGATCGGTCCCTGATGCCTGGATCGTTACCACGTCGCGCAAATCGCCTATCGTCGTCATCGGTAGACCTTCGACACGTCCAGCAGGCGCAGCACGCACGGCGGCACAACGTCCGCGTTCTCGCGCGATTCGTAGAAGTGCGCGACAAGTTCAAGCATTGCCGTGCGCGCCGCCGCCGACACCGCGCCCGCGCTTACCGAATAGCGGATACGTACGGCGTTCGGCACCGTCTTTGCGACCGGCCACGACGCCACCGGATACACGAATGCGACCATGCCGTAATCGGACAGGGCGTATGTGCTTGGGTCTAGCGTTTGCTCGGTCCCTGCCTCGTCCGTGTATTTGATACTCGTAATCGTCACGATATGACTGTTCGGCAGGTCGATACAGCCCACCGGGAACGCGTCTAGCGCAAGTTCATACACGACATCAGCAAACGCCGCTTGCGTGTAATGCTCCGCGTACTCACGCGCCGCCGAAATCAGCGCGGTAATCAACGTGTCATCGGCGTCCGTATCGACACGCAAAAACAACTTCGCTTCGTCTAGGCTTATCGGCTCGACGGTAGCGGCGGTTACGAGTTTGAGCACACATCACCCTTTGTGTTTTCGCGGGCGCCCTTGTGCCTGCGTTTGCGGCGCGGCCTTGGGTTCGTCCTCTGCGTCGGACTTGGCGGCGGCGTATTCCGCTGCTTTGCAATCCTCGACAAGATGGCGCGCATACTCGGCATCCGTCCTCAGTACATCGCCCGACGACAGCACGCCATACCGCGACGTGATGACCGTTCCACGAATGGTTATTGATACAAGGTCCATGATTCCCTCCGCTGAAAACGGGGCGACGCGGACGCCGCCCCCCGCCCGTTATGCCGGAGACAGATCGCCAGCACGGATCATTGCCGGGCGCTCGACGGCGAGTGCAAGGCGGCGTTCCGCGCGGATGGTGATCAAGTTTTTCGTGAAGTTATCGCCGTCGCTATCCGACATTTCGACGGTCACGCCTTCGCGGTCATACACGGTCAGCGCTTGGGCGAACGCGCCGACCGCCACCGTATCAGCGGTCATGCCGATACTCTGGATAACCGGCAGGCCGAACAGGCGCGGCTGTCCCGACTCCGACACGCTGTAAAGGGTCTGCCCCGCGTTGGTCGTGATCAGGTCGATTTCGATGTTTGCCCAATCGACCGGATTCATCACGATGCCGTCAGCAGGGGCGCCCGCAATCCAGCAATCCGCGATCATTTTGCGAATCAGGACAAGACGCTTCAACGTTGAACCAAGGTCGCCATTTGCGAAGCCGTGCGCCGTGAAGTTCCCCGAATTCATAAAGCCGTTGATGTTCGGGGCGCTGCCGTCGCCGTTCACAAGCTGCTGTTCCACGCGCAGGTTGACGCCATAGGCCAACCGGGAATCGACGTATGCGGCCAGCGCGGCGTTATCTGCGGCCAGTTGGCGCGAGATTTTCAGCCAGTGCGCAACGGTCGAAACGGGCTGGTTCACCAGCGTAAACGTGATGCTCGATTCAGGCTTGGCCGCACCCTCCGCGACCTCTGCGGCGTTGTTGGTAAACACGTTCTCGCGCACGAACTCAATCGCGTTGCTCGACGTGGGCAGGGACGGCAGGAACGCTTCCAGCGTCAGCGGTTGCGCCAGTCCCGGCACGATGCCCGGCTTGCGATCCGGCGCAACGGTCGTATCACTGCCGACGAGGGTATTTTTGACTTCGACCCGCGCCTTTTGCGTTTGACCGCTCGTGAATGCCTTGAACGCGTCGGCGCCGACGAACTGTTTACCCCACGAAGTCAGGCCCGTTTTTTCCTCGGGTTGCGCCGTGCCTTTCTGTTCCAGTTTCAGCATGCGATCGGCAAGCGTGCGCTGTTCAACGCCAAGCGTTTCGATTGCGGCTTTCGTGTCCTGCGACACCTTGCCCATCGCCGCATATTCGGCTTCGGCCTTTTTCGCCATCTCGGCAAGCTTCGCTTCGACGCCCTCAATCGCTTTCAGAACGATATCCATTGTGATCCTCTTGGGTATAAAAAAAGCCGCCCGAAGGCGGCTTGTTGTTTGCGGAATGCGCGCTTACCGGCACAAGTCCCCAATGCGCGCGATACGCGCGGCAAGGTCTTGCGCGGCTTTCGCTTCGGCGTCCTTGTCCCCCGCGTCCCGCAAGGTCAAGATGGCTTTTGCGCGGGCGGTCAGCGCTTGCGCCGCCCCTTTACTCAGGCCCGCTGCATCCCGCAACCAGCCCTCAAACTCACGTACCGTTTCAATCGCTGCGATTTCCTCGATCAGTTCCGCGCTCTTGACGCTAGACAGGTCGATACGCGCGGCGCTGTCGGCAGGGAAGACGACCGGCGACACTTCCATGAGGCTCGACCATTTGCGGATGATTCGTCCGCCTTCGGTTTCCTCGAAGTCGCCCTTTTTCAGAAAGCCGCCAATGGACAGCCCGTCCAGCGTCCCATGCTTCAACGCGGCGCCCACGTCCGACGACAGCCCAAGGCCCGGCGTAAGTTCGCCTTCAACAAAAAGCCCGTGGTCGTCCTCTTTCGCCGTCACCCATTTACCAATGGGCATAGACCATTCGTGGTTAAAGAACATCTTGGGCTTGCCGTTGTTGCGCAACGTGCTTTCAAAGGCGCCCTTGATGATCGTGTCACCGTACGCATCGACGCCGCCGAACACGGACGCATAGCCCGAAAAGCGGCCCGTCTTTTCGTCCAATTTCAGTTCGACGCCTTCAAGCGCGAGCGTTTTTTGCACTAGCATGGTTGCCCCTCTACTGTTCGACAGGCGGGGCGACTTCCGCGCCGCCGCCGTTGTTCAACTTGCCCAGCATCGACAGCGGGGCAAGGTTGCTTTGCGCGGTCAATTCGTCCGCGCCTGGAATGGGCGGATCGTTTTCAAGCTGGCGGCATTCGTTGCGCGTTTTAAGCCCGTTCTGGACGGCTCGCGCGTACACGTCCATGCGATCCTTCAAGCTGCCCCGCAAAAGGGCTTCCATCGCGAATTCGGCGGTCATCGTGGCGCGCTGGCGCGAAGTCATAACGCGTTTGCGTATCGCCTGCTCGACCGATACGAGCATCGGGCGAATGGTCAACTTGTAGAACCCGTCTACGATTTGTTCGATGCCGCTACCCCATGTCGTCGTATTGGAGTGATGCACCAGTACGGGCGGCACGTCGAACCAGCGACAAATCTCCTCGACCGTGAAGCGGCGCGTGTCCAAAAGTTCCATGTCTTCGGGCAGCATGGAAAGCTGCTGATACTTCATGTTCGCCTCTAGCACGTACAGCCGCGATACCGGCCCGGTTGCCATTTCCGCGAATCGTTTTTGGATTTGTTCGCGCTGCTCGGGTTTCAGCACGTTGTCGACCATCAGGACGCCCGTAGGCTTGCCGCCGTTCCCAAACAGTTTGCTTGCCGACGTTTGCGCCTTGGCCGCTTCGTCGGTCGTCGCACGCATGAAATCCAGCTTGGACAAACCAACCGTGCCATTCCCAAGGTTTTTCAAATGAAGGACGTTTTCCTCTGCAAAAATCGCGATGTCGCCGTTAAGCCGATACTCGTACAACATCGTCCCGTCATCCATCACGAACGGGCGCACTTGGTCGGCAGGCATCGGCCACAACGCCAGCGCTTCGCCCGTGTCGTCACGGTCGATGCGCGCATACGCATTGCCGCGCAAGTCGTGATTCATGATCATCGCGCGCCAGAATTCGTACGGCGTCATGCGGGCATTGGGTGACTCGTGAAGCAGGGCATACAGCCGCGACATGCGCGCCAGTTCCTTTTGCCCGTTGACGGTCTGGTATGCGAAAAAAGGAAGGCTCGCGATGACAGCGGCGCGACGCTCGACGCAGGCCCATACCGCCGCGATTTGCAACGCGCCATCGGTCCCAACGTTCGCCGTTTCAGATACCAGTGCGGCGGACGGCAAACCGTCCTGCGCGCCCGAATGCTCGCCAATGGCGCCGCCGCTGCCCCACCAACGGCGGAACGTGTTCAAGAGATTCGCCATCGGGTCATGTAGAAATCGGGTTGTTTAGAAAGTCGGTCAAGTCAAGCGGCTTGTCGATTTCGGCGGACTGGATACCAACGGCCATAATCCCGGCCACAATGGCATCAATGCGCCCGGTCGCCTTTTCCTTCGATGGCTTGCGGTTGCCCGCGTCATCGGAAGTCGTGACCGCGTTGTTAGCGCACCAGTTGAGAACAGGGTGATTCGGATGCACAAGCCGCCCGTTTAACAGGGCTTCTTCAAACGCTTCAACGGCGGGGGACATATCTTTGTACCCCTGCCCAAACTCGACCATCGGCGGCAAGGACATGCCGTCATCGGTCGCCATTGATATAAGGTCGGCCATGCGCCAGCGGTCATACGCAACCGCGATGACCTCGAAGAAGTCGCATAGCGCCGCCAACCGCTGTAACACGCTGCGCTTACTGACGGCGCGGCCCGGCGTTGTTTCTAGGTAGCCCATCGCATGCCATTGCACATACGGCACGCGGTCATGTTCGGCCTTGCGCGCCAACCCCTCTTCGGGCAACCACGCGAACGGAACAAGCATCCACGGTTCACCGTCCAATACCGGCTCGACCAGGAACACAAGTGCCGTCAGGTCGGTTGTACTGGACAGGTCAAGGCCCGCGTACGCGCGGCGCCCGCGAAGCTGCCGCCAGTCGTAATCGCGCCCCGCGCTTTTCCACACGTCCGCCGACAACCAGGGCGATTCGGCGCCGGTCCACTGGCAGAAGTTCAGGCGCCTTACCATCGCTTCCTTCGACGGCATACCGCGTGCCTCCGTTACCTGCTCGCGTAGGTACTTCATGCCCGGTAAGTCCGCGTCCTGCAAACTCGGGTTCGATTTGCACCAGCATGATTCGTCTTGTATCGGGTCGTCGCCTTCGTCCAATGAACAGATGAACGCAAAAAATCCGTCGTCCACGATGTCGCCAGCCGCCACGCGGCACCCGTATTCGTGATACGTCCAGCACGGCCCGGTTTTGTCGCCGCCGCTGTTGGTAATCATGAAGATAAGCGCCTGTTTCCGGCTCTTGGTCCCGGCGCGCATCATCTCGACAACGAAATTCGTTTTGTGTTCGTGTACCTCGTCAATCAACGCCATGTGCGGGCGCGGGCCGCTTTGCCCGTCGTCCGAACTGATGGGGCGAAAGAACGAACCCGTTTGCAGGTACGCCAGATTCCAAACGTTCTGCCCGACCCCGCTAGACTTCAAGCGCTTTGCCAGTTCGGGCGATTGCTGCACCATCGCGACGGCATCGCGGAACAGGATCATTGCTTGATCCTTTTTGGTTGCGGCGGCGTAGACCTCCGCACGCGCTTCGCCGTCAGCGGTCAAGCCCTTCAAGCCGATGCCCGCCGCAAGCGGGGACTTGCCCGACCCTTTGCCCGTTTCGACGTACGCGTTACGGAAGCGCCGCGTGCCGTCCTTCGCCTTCCAGCCAAACAGGCTTCCAACAATGAACGCCTGCCACGGCAACAGCACGAAGGGGCGTCCCTCGTAATCGCCCCCGTTCAGCTTCAACACGTTGCGGTAAAAGCGCTGCGCCTTGTTCGCCTCTTCCACGTCCCACACCAGGCCGCGCGCCGGGCCTTCCACCAGGTCACGCAGATGACGCGCACAGGCGTTGCGGATATCAGGCCCGGCGATGCGCTTGCCGCTACAAACCTCTTGCGCGTACAGCGTCGCGGGATCGTCATCCGCCTTGCGTGCCATGCCTTAACCGAAGAATTCCGCCGAAGGGTCGGGCGCCACATCAGGATCACCCGCGATCACCTTGGACCGGGCGGAA